TTGAGCGAGCAAACCCATTGATTGATTCAACGAATCAACCTTCGCTTTTGTGTTGTCCGCAAACGCTGCGGCAATAACCTTCGCCGCGCCGTACTTGTCGCCGACGGCTTCAAGCTGCGCCGCATGGTCGCGAACATCGGCGGTCAAGAAATGAAACTTCGTGTCCATGTCGTCGGCCCATTTAATCGGGTCCGAATAAAGCTTGTCAAAGCTTTGCGCGACTTGATCGACAGATTCGCCGGTCAACGTCAGCATGTTACGCGCTGCATTGCCGACAGTCCCCAGCGTATCGGCGGTCGTACGACCAGTCGCAACGAGTGCGCCAAGCAACGTCGTCATGCGTGCGGCATTGACGTTAACCGTCGCCATCTGCGCGCCCATGTTCATAAGGTCTTGCGCGGTAACGCCGGAAGCCGTGCCGGTAATGATGACGGCCGAGTTCAGTTGTTGAAATTCGTTGTAACCTTCGATTGCCCACACAATGACAGCCGCCAGGGCCGCGCCAAGCGCGATAACCGAAAGGCCGGTCGCCGTGAATGCCTTCGCAAGCAAGCCGCTTTGATTGGCAAGCGCTGCTGTCGATTGACGCATACGACCGATATTGCCGGACGCAAGTTCACCCAGCAACGTACCAAGTTCGGCAGTCGCACGCGAGTTAAGACCCATCGCGGCGGCGTTTTCAACCTGGGCAGCGGTATTCGCTTCAACGGCCGCAGTCTCGGCGACGGTAACGCCGATATATTCTTCGGTCGAAACCATTTGGCGAGTCTGCGCGGCGATGCAATCGGCAATTGCCTTCGACTCGGCTTCGGTAATGGCAACGCGCGCCCCCTGCCGTTCCGCTAGGGACGTCTCAGACTGCGCAAGCGCGCTGTTGGCCGCCTGGGCTTCCAGGCTGGCCGCCACCATAGCTTGAATGCGCGCGGCGGCCTGGGCGTCAGTCTCCGCGCCTGCGGCCGTGGCTGCATCGGCCTTCGCCTGGGAAGCTGCAAGCTTGTCCTTCGCGGCGGCCAATTGCAGGCTTGCGACTTCGGCTTTTGCTTCGGCGGCAACTGCGCGATTGATTGCGGTTTCAGTGTTCGCCATTGCCGCTTGCGTCTTTTGAACGGACGTCGCTAGCTTTTCCTGGGCAGCTTGCGCCGCAGCGTTCGAAGTCGCGAGCTTGTTAGCAGCGACTTGGCTTTGAAGCATTTCGTTGTTAAGCTTCGCAATATCGCTTTGCAGCTTTTGAACCGGGCTTGACGCCGACAGTTGGTTCAAAGCTGTTTGCAGTTTATTGATTGCGTCGTTCGCGCTGCGCGCGTCGTTAGCGATGCCTTGAAGCTTCGTCGAAATTGACGGCGCAACTTTGTCGTCAACTTGGATTTGAATATTTTCGTCAGCCATCGCTATTCCTTGATCTTGAAATTCGATTGCATATTGCGGCCGATCAAGACCGCACGCTCAACAAATCCGGCCGGCTGCTGACCCGAATAACCATCGTTCAAGCGCACGATATACGGCGCGTTGTTCGAAATGAAAATCGTTTGCCCCGGTTGCTTCTTCGCAAGAACAGCTTTCGCGAGTGCCAAAGCTTCTTGCGCGCTTGCGACTTGAGTTTCGCCGCCCTTGCCAGGATAGAACGCCGGCAGATAATCGCTTGCAGGTGCGTCAAGTGTGACAGTCCAATTCGACAAAGCCTTCGTCGTATCAACCGGAGTGTGATAAACCAAGTCGCCCACAATAGCGAGCGCGGTATCGACCGCCAATTGCGAAGCGGCGGCATTGATTGCCGCCGCCTTCTTCTCTAGTGAATTCGCCAAGTCAAGTAGCGTTGCCACTGTTCAACCTTTGTTTCGTTGCGATGCGTTGTAAATGATCCGAATCCATTTGCTTTATGTAGTAGATCAAGTCTTCGGTTTGTTCGTCGTCGAAGTTGAACGCTCGCGCGTAGTCCAAGATTGAACGAAACGGTATGGCTGTCGGTCCCATTGCGTGCGAACGATCCGAATCAAGGTCGAAGAACGCTTGCAAATACAGACCAAGACCGGGCATCAATTCGGGCGCATTTTCTATCGCATCCGGTAACGGTTGACCCGCACGATAGGCTTGCAACGCGATGCCTTTTTCGTGCGGGCCGTGCGTCAGTAAATACGCCAAGACCGCTTTTAGTTTCCCGCTTCTTCTTCGACCGACGCGTCACGGAAAAGCGACGCTTGCTTCGACTTTTCCTGCAAATCTTCGTACAGTTCGGGAAGTTCCTTGAACAAGGACTTCGCAGCGTCGGCGCTAAACGGAATGTCCGTGCCGCCTTCGTTCTGTACGTTCTGCCAACCCTTGAGAACGGTTGCGACGAAGACGTCAAGAAAAATGTCTTCGGCGACGGCGTTGTTCATCGTCCCCAAATCCATTTGACGACGGTACGGCCGCGTACGCGCTTCCAGCATCTTGCCGTAAGCCTTGTTCGACTTACCGGCGCGCGACAGAATGAATGTGGGCACGCTGCCGTCTTTGTTGGGACCGTATACAACTTCGACGCCGGCTTGTTCCTTCGCCGTGTCCGTCTTGAATTGAGCGTGAAGGGACATTGCAATAACTCCGATGGTTGTTGAAAAGAAAAAAGGGCCGAGTTGCCCCGGCCCTTTCAGTGTACCGCGATTACTGCGGCATCGCTACGGACGGCAGGTATTCGAACAAGCAATACATCATCGTATAGCCGTTGTGATTCATGGCACCGGCCGGCGTCAACGGAACCGTAATCGGCTTATCCTTTTCGACGGCGAGACGGCCGCCGCCCAGGCCAAGCAACGGAATGTCGAACACGAAGCCGGCGTTCTTCGCAGCGAAGATCGTAGACAAGCCGACGTCAGCATTCGCGCGAACCGCCTTGACCGCAGCAACGGTCGTGAAGTACGCCGTTACGCTGCCCGACACTTCGAAGTTACCGGCGGACGTATCAAACGCGCCCAGCGTGCCGACAGCCTTATTCGGCGTAACGCCGTTCTTGATGGCGACGTTACCGTCGCTGACGTAACCGAACAGCGCTGCCGGATTGGCCGACGACGGGTCGATAACGGCCATCTTGATACGGTACACGTCCGACGAAGTGTTGAACGCATCTTCGCCTAGCGACGGAATGCGCGTACCCGGCTTAACTTCGTCGTCTTCGTCGCCGCTGCGTTGCGTGTTGTCGCACGCGACGAAGGTAAGGTCGGCGTTCAACTTGTCGGCCTGCGGGAAGTTCAACGTAAATTCGTTCGCGACTGCGCCTTCAAGGTATTCAGCTTGAACGCCGTTCGCACCGTTGCCAAGCGTGCGTTCGATGTTGTACGAACGACGCTTTATAAGCGCCGGGTCTTGTTCGTTGCGAATTACCGTACCGGCAAGGAACAATTGAATCGTCTTGCCGGTTCCCGCTTCGGTTTGGCCGGTGAAGGTCACGTCGTCGAACACGATTGCCGTTGCGTTAATCGAAGCGATACGACCATAGCCGACGTTGTTTGCGAAGCGAGTTACGGAAGTGTCGCCGCCGATGAACAACCATTCGCCGATGGTAAGGCCAAGCGTCGTAAGGTCCGTCGCCGTCGCGACAATCGACGGAATGTTGCCCGTCATTGCGAAGGCAAGATCGGCGGACGGGAATTGGAAGCCCACAACAGACAGCTTCGCACCGGCAGGCGGCGCAGCTTCGGTCGTAAGGACTTCGTTCACGACGACGGTTGCTGCCGTGGCGCTGACAACGGTCTTGATACCGTTGTTCGCTGCGTTGGTGAAGCCCGAAGCTGCCAGGATATAACCGGCTTTGCCAAACACGGCTAAGCCGGCCGTAGCGGCGTACGTCTTCGTACCGGAAGTCACGCCGGTAATTGCGATGGCGGCTGCGTTGAACGGAACGGTCTTCGGCTTTTCGCGCGCATCGGCGAAGAAGAAGCCTTGCAGAACGCGAGCAAGGTTCGTCTTCGTGAAATCGGCATTGAAGCCGCCGGACGCGTCAAGGTCCGTAATCGTGCCTTTGCGGTTCTGACGCGAAGGTTCAATGGGTGCGCGGGCAACCGTCTTCAAGTCGCCGCCAAAGTCCGAATACGTGTTCGGTTCCATGCCGTACCAAACGGCGGCATCGCCCAGGCCGGAACCCGGCGTAACGTCGGGAAGTTGCTTCAAGCATTCTTCTTCGGCGATGGCGAGTCCGGTAACGTTGCTATCAATTTTCTTGCTGTCGCATGCGGCCATGTTGCAGTCTCCTTCGGTTAGCCTATCGTGTCGTATTCGAATTCGCTTACGACGTTGTAATTCCAGAATTGCGCTTCGGGGGGCTTTTCTTGAATGCGCGTATGGGAGAACCAAACGCAACCCGAAGTTGACTTGCCGCGATATGCGTTCTTCACTAACTCCGCCAGTTGTTTACCCAATTGATCCGAATTCGAAACCGACTTCGGGCAAAAGATTTGAACGAAGATAAGTCCGTTCGCGGTGAAACGTTTCTTATCAGGTCCGGTAACTTGATTCGCAAGTGTCGTTTGCGCTTCGTCAACCGTCTGCATCGAAACACGAAGCCAGAACTTCGAACCGTCCGGCGTACCGGGCTTTTCAATGTTCGCGAAACGCACGTCGGGAACGTAGCCCACAATAGCAGCCGCGCCCGTCTTGATCGCTTGGTAAGCGACTGCGTTAATTTCGTCAGCAGCTTGCGGATAATTGTCAATCATGCCATGAAGTAAAACGTGTATAGAATATTTTGACCATTCGGCCGCAGAACGTCGAAGTCTACGATTCGATATTCTTTGCCGTCCCGTGTAATCGTGTCTTTGCCGTCCGGCTCCCAACTAACAGCGCCCATAAGTCCCATTTCGTTGCACAATTGAACGTCAGGGTTCTTCGCCATTACGGCTAACACGCGGTCGCTGCGAAAGTTGATCGGAAGAAAACAAACGACGGCAGGATTCGGAGTTACAACAGCGTCCCCAGGCTTCCATGGTTGATCCGGGTCCGCCGGGTCGCCGTCACGAATGACGTTGTATACGACGCCTTCGCCGTTCTTCTTGATAAGCCGAAGCGCGGTTTCAATTTGACGGTCAAACCGCGCCATTACACGCGCACCGTACGAAGCGGAGACGTACCGCAACAATTTTTCATCAATGGCGCTATTGCGGCATCGACGGTTGCGAAGTTCGTTTCAACGCCGGCTTTGATCGGGTCAGCATACTTCGTCGTAATCGGTCCGACCGTTTCTTCGATAACGTAGTCGGACGCGTTTGTATTCTGTAGAAGCGTATAGCCTTCGTTGATTGCGACAACTCCGGCGCATTGTGCGGCCTTGAGTTGCTTAGGAATTGCATCATTCGGGAAAGGCTGTACGTTGATGACGACGCATTCGCGCGGCCATTCCAACGATTGACCGCCCGTCGCCGCATACGTGGGGAAACCTTGATACTGGCAGCGCAACGATTCCAGATAATCGGTTGCAGAAACGATCATCGCGGCGACTGCATCATCGTCAGCCGGAAGCGTAATACCGCGCGCCGTTGCATACTGCCGCACATCTGCGACAGAAACGTATGCGTTTGCGTCAGGTACGTTCGAACCGTCTTCGACAATGATTGCAATCGCCACGATAATACCCCTTAGCTAAGAACGAAGCCGGTAATTGCGCCATTCACGACGGTTGCATGAATCTTCGTCGTGTAAGCGCCAGTAACGGGAACAGTCAAGTCAACCGCGTTCGCGATAAGCGCTTCGGTTGCCGGCAATTCGACGTCCACAACGCCGCCGTTGATCTTCGCGGTTCCGTTGACAGAAACGGTATTCGCGGAGTTCTTTACGGCGATGACGTCATCTTCGTTCACTTCAACGCCACCGGAGCCTGCGCCGTCCCAAACGGGGACTTCGCTGTAACCGGAAGGCGGCGAGCCTGCAACGAAGTCGCAAGGTTCGATGCCGCCTGCGAAGACGTTTTGTTGCGACTTGTTGCGAATGAAGACGTCGAATTGACCGCCTTTCAATGCGGCGATTGCCGAAGCTTCGTCTGTCGTCGGTTGCATGCCGGCGATGAAATACAGGACTTTCTGCGACATGTTCATTCCTTAAATAGACCGATGCCCACACTTAGCGGGCATCGGTACGGTTCGCTTACTTGGTTTCGGCAGGCTTGCCGCCCCAGGTCTTGCCACCGGCAGCGGGCGGCGCTGCGGTCTTGACTTCTGGCGCGGGTTCGTCGCCGATTCGCTCGCGCTGCGCCTTCAACTTGGCCGCATGCTTTTCGATGGCTTCTTCGTGGCCTGGGTACTTGTCGGCGTACACCTGCGGCACGTCACCGGCTACGCCGTCGCATTCTTCCAATGCGCCGCCGGCCGGAACCTTGTGAGCGTTGCGGAATACGACATGACCGCGAATTTCGGCGGCTTCTTCGAACTGTTCCGACGTCGGATGATGACCGGAGACGAAATAAATGATCTTTGCGGGCTTCATTACTGTTTCCCTTGGTTAGTGCGGAATAAAAGTCGGGGGCCGAAGCCCCCAACTCATACGACGCGGGTTTAGTGCGTCTTCAACAGCACGCCCAAAATGTCTTTCGGGTCCGTCGCGTACTTGTCCCAATTGGTCCCGGTGAGCAACGCGGCGTCGGTCGGGGAATGACC